ACGTATCCTGATTCTAAGAAAGAACCACCTTTACGTCCAACAAGAATAGCATTTCTTGGGAAGTAAGGATCAACGATGATGTCAAACTTACGAGAAAGAGAACCAACCTTAACGGCACCAATGGTTCCTTTATCAGCATCAGCTGTAACGTTTGCACGATATCCAGAGGTAAACTCTAAAATGTTAGCAACTTCAGGAGAACAAACAATGTAGTTAGCTCCACCACGAAGTGTTTTTAAGTGGATTTGTGCAGAAACGTCATTAATGGTTTCAATAAGAGTTTCGTACCATTCAGATACTGTACCTGTAAAGTCAGGAGCAGCAGCAGAAGCACCAAGTTCTTGACCAGTCAAACGATTTACAAAAAGACCTGGAGAACGAGACCAGTAATATGTTGCAGCAGTTGCACCATTTACAAGATCCGCAAGTAACTCACGGTCAATTTCCAAAGCAATTTGCTCAGAAAGAATAGAAGTTAATTCTACTTCAGCATCAAGGTTGTGATAAGCATTCAAATCTTGACCCAACTCAGGTGTCCACTTAGCTTTAAGCTTTTTGGTTTGAGCTGTGATTGCGATTGAATCAACTTTGATGTCGATTTCTGGCATATCAACTGTTCCTTCCAATGGGAAAGCAAATCCATCAATAGCACCAAGCTTGTTGGCTGTTGAAGTAATTTGATCTGCAATTGGGAATGATAAATCACCANNAGCTAAAGTTGAACCAATAGCAGCAGCAGCGGCAGCAGAAGAGATAACAGTATTATCACCAGAAATAACAAAACGAATTGCTTCTGTTCCAGCTTCTGTAAGATTGTTATTATCAGCAGAAACTCTTTGAGTTAAACGACGAACTTGATCAACATCATTATCATCAAATGAACCTGAATCAATACCACCAAAATTAGCTAGAGCAGCAACTAATGCAGCACCACCTGAAGCAGAACGATTTGTTCCTCTTTGTAAATGTGTAAACACAAAACCAGCAAGATTGTTGAAATCAGGATCACCTTTAGCAGAATCAAATTCATCAATTGCAATATCAATTACAGCAACACCGTATGAACTATCAGTAATAGCTAAAAGATCGGGATCGTATTTAATTAATTTAGCATTTGCTTCAGAAACAGCACCATCTAGCATAAATGTAGTGATAACAGCATCTGTTGTAGCGTTACCTACTGTAGTAGCATTAGAACCTGTAGCAGCACCATAGGCATAACCTACCATACCATCACGTCCTGGACCACTAAATCCTGCTTTATTAGAAGCATCAACGAGGTCAACACCACCGGTTACTTGAGAACCAACTTGGTCTGTACCATAAATAGATCTATTAGCTCTATTACCTAGACGTGCTTCTAGTGTATTTGAATGTCCTAAGCCAGTTCCATACACAAAGTCTAGGAAGAAGATAAGACCACTAGGAAGAGACATCGGTTGAACCGATACCAAATCGTTTGCAATCAAACCTGCAAAAACACGACGAACAATTGGAAACGCAACTGAAGCAAAACCTTCAATGTTACCACTGCTCATTGTATTAGATTCGCGAAGAAGTTCCTTCGCTTGATTTTCGAGAAGACGCGCCATATTGTGCTTGCCTTGTTGGGTATCAATACCTTCAAGAAGTCCGGTAGCTTCCCACTTATTTAAAAGTGCAGCTCCTTCTTTTTTCAAATCACGATTAACGATGCCTTCTGATAATTTTTCAATTATAGACATATCATTTTCTCCTTTTATATTAGTCTATGCCAGCAAGTTTTTTCATTCTGGAAGCAAATGATTGCTCCTGAACTTGATTTTCTTGCTTGCGTCGTGGCAGATGTGCGGAAAGAACTTGCTTTCTCTGTACCGACTCACTAAGTGATTTTGGTCCACGCTCTTTAGGTGTTCCCACTGTAGTTTCTTTAAGAGTTTGATAGAGAGTTTTTGCTTCTTTCAAAGTCTCTGCCTTAGCGATGGCTTCAACAATTTTAGATTTTTGTCGCTCATTCAAGGAGGCATCGCGTAAAACTTTATTGCTATACAAAAGTCTAGCATTTTGTAAAATCATTTCTTCTAACTTACCTTTCATGTCATCAAGAACAGTTCTTAATTTTTCTTGTTTGTTCTGATACACAAGGATGGAATTATTTAATTCTCCAACCTGTTTTTCTAATTCCTCAGCTTCTTCTTTATATGCTGAAGATTCTTGTTTTGCCATAGCTAATTCGGCATCATATTTTCTAGCACCATTATCTGTTACAACATGACCATGTTTAACTTCATCAACATCAACAACAAGAGACTCGTCTAGAACTAATTCGTCATCATCATCTAATAAAGAAAAAATTTCTTTTAACAAGTCATCTTCATTAGATTCTTGCAAAAGATCCCCAAGTCCACCAAAATCACCACCACCAGCAGGCGGAGGAGAACCAGCGTCTGCGGCAGGAGTTTCTGGAGCAGGGGCTGCACCAATATCAGCAGCAAGAGACTCTGTGTCTTGTGGTTTTTCTCCACCAGATTCAGGATCTGCTTCAGCTTGTTGTTTTATAGATTCAAGATCTAGTCTAAAATCTTCTGGATTAAATTCAAATTCCATTTCTAATTCAACAGGTTTGTCATCTACAAGAGAAGGATCAGAGGCAAAGGGTATATCCATTGCTTCATTGATAACTTCTTGAGATTCGCTACCTTCCAGTAATTCATCAACAGCAGCTTTTATTTCTGTTGAATATTTATCAATTACGGCTTGTTCGGCGTTTTTAAGTGCAGCTTCTTTTAGAGCCTTTGCATCAATAATAGCTTGTTCTAACATAGACGACATCTATACTCTCCTATTTAAATAAACGTTTATCACAATAAATAGTTTAACAATTAAGAAAAGACATATTCAATGTCAAGACAAGGCAATAGTACCAGTTTTAATCAAGCCATCAGAATATTTTACTTTAACTTTTAATTGATTGTTGCCTTCATCTAAATAAAAAGAAATTGTTTGTTCCTCTAAAGCCTCATCAGGTGTAACAGAACCAGTGATTTGAAGTGTACCCACATTACCATTGCCGTCAAATGAGATTGCTGGGTTTCCTGAGTTATCTCGTATGTCATTTCCTCTAACTCTAATATCTCCGTTGATATCAAGCATATGAGATGGATTAGTTACACCGATACCAACCTTACCAGAGGCTCTTATTCTCATTTTTTCAGTAATGCTTCCTCCTTGAGTTGTCCAAAAAGCAATTTCTTGCGCATCTGCTTGGCATCCGATTTGCAGTCCTTCAGTGTTATCAACTTGTATAAAGGCTGCATCCACACCATCATTTTCAAACTGTATTTCTCTATAATCTGAACCTCCTTTGGCAATACGCAAACCTTCAGTTAAAGATCCACTAATATGTAATGGCACAGTGGTTAGTATTTGTGTATTTTCTACTTTTAACCTTGTTGATCCGCTTGTTTGAAATTCTATTTGGTCCTGTCCAAAATCTATTAATGTGTCTCTTTGTGTATCATCCGCAGCTTTTAAATCTCCGATAACTTGAGATCCTTTTGAAAATTTGTATGACATATTTTTCTCCTTTTAAATAAATAGAAAAGGTCGAGCAAAAACTCGACCTTCCTTGAGAACATAATAACAATCTTTTAATAAATTAGAAGATACCAAATGAACCTGAACCATTTAACTCTACAAGAGTAATAGAAGCGTTAGCAGATTCTAATTTAAAACCATCTAAGCCATCAAATCTAAAACCAGAACCTAGAGCACCAGTAACATTAACAAAAACTGTTGTAGAAACTTGAGGACCTGCTTTAATAGTAATTTGATCTCCTTGGCTAAAAGAACCAGAAATTACAGCACTTGCAGCACCAGTGATATTAAATACGTCAACCATGCTATCATCACTGATAATTTGTTGAGCACTAGCACCACCAGAGTATGTGTTTACAGTTCTTTTTAACTTACTAGCAGAAGAAGCAGACACTCCTTCTTGGAAGAAAGTCTTTAGCTGTCCAGCAGTAATTTTCTTTGGATCACCAGCAGCATTGTCATCAACAATAAACAAATCAGCATCAGCTATCTGTGCAGAATTTAATGAAGAAGCACAACCAGCAATGTTTAAAGAATCACCATCTACAATAACATTAGCGTGAAGCGCAGTAGCAGAAAGAAGAGTTGTTCCATTAATAGCATAACCACCACCAACAGCAACATCAAAACCACCACCCGCAGAACCAGAAGCTTTAAACTTACCACCATCAGCAGTTAATAATAAAGAGGCCTCTTTGTCTGCACTAGAACCTGAAATAAAGAATCCAGCACCAGAGTTAGTAGTTCTACCTTCTGAACCAGTAACAACATTAAGTTCAATAGTTTTGTCTTCAACTAAAAGCGTTGTAGAGTTAACTGAAGTTGTTGTACCATTAACAGTCAAATTACCAGCAATAGTAACGGAATTATCAGCAACTGTTAATTGAGGTGTGTTGTTAATAGCAATTCTAATCTCGTTTGAGTTAGAAAAATCAATATATTCTTGATCAGCTGCTGTACCAATCGCTAGCGATGAATTGATAATAGCAGAAATGTTAGTTTGAGTACCAGCCAAAGTAACAGCACCATTATTAGCTAAAGCAATATCTCCAGAAATAGCAGTTGCAGTTGCTTGATTAGAAGCATTACCCATAACAACGTTACCAGCAGTAACAGCTGCTAGTTTAGTTAAACTAATTGCAGCATTGTTATCTATTTGAGCATTTGCAAGACCAGACACACTAAGAACACCATTTGATGCTGCCAGTGCACTACCAGTCATTCTAGAAACAAAATCTCCAATACTAGCAGATCTAATATTTCCACCATTTCCTTGTGAGCCAATATAAAGAGTATCAGCTGTCATGTTAAAATCTATAGCATTAATACCATCATTAACCATTACAAGTTCAAGACCAGAGTCGTTTTCGATACCACCACCAGTTACTAACTGAACAGCAGAACCAGCAACTTTATCAGAAGTTGTAATTTGATTAAGTTTTGTATCAGGAATAGAACCAGCCAATTTAGCTTGATTGATACTACCAGCTAAGTCAGCGTTATCAACCGAAAGATTCGGTAAGTTGATGTCTGCGCCAGTACTAGCTTCAACATCAAGGGTACCACCTAAATTAAAGGTACCCACGTTAAATTTATAAGCCATATTTTAATCCTCCATGAATAATATGTACATATGAGAGACTATATCTCTCGGTTTTTAAATAGAATCTAGTTTTTCAATCGACCTAATAAATGAAGAATTTGTCAGTTCCATTTGAATATAAATTCACAGCTGCATAAGGCGATTCTAAGGTTATAGAACCTGTTCCATCGATAGTTTGGGAACCTGAAGCTAAAATAGTTATGTTTTTTGTGTGTGCTCCGCCACTTTCATCTTTTACTACAAAGTGCTGACCAGCAGTATATGCTCCTGCTGAAGGTAGTTGTATATTAACAGCAGCAGTACCAGACACTCCAAGTATTGAAGATGTTATTGAAGCTGTGACACTTGACAGGACTACGTCTCTTGAATAGTTTATACCACCAGGTATTGTAACTGTTATATTTTCACCACTTGGTTTTGTTGCTGTTACACCAGATCCAACAAAATCAAAAGAAACAGCAGCGGTGGATAGA